GTTGCACTTTACAAGTAAAGCGTTTTGCGATGCCGCAACTGTTGTGTTAGCTGAAATAGACTGAACAGTTGCAGAATAAGACCCAGTTGATGCCGTAGTTTGAACCGTAGCGTCAGGAAAGGTAATGCCGGTTGTGCTGCATGAAAGCGTTGTAAATGCGCCTGCCGCTGGAGTTGTGCCACCAATCGGAGTTCCGTTAATGGTTCCACCCGTAACCGCAACCGATGAAGCCGCCTGGGTCGCAATAGTTCCCAATCCCAGCGCCGTCCTTGCTCCTGCCGCAGTTGAAGCCCCCGTGCCGCCTTTTGCCAAAAGAAGCACTGGCCCGGTAGTAAACAAAGCATCAAGAGTGTCAAGATCCGTGTTTAGCTTTGTTCCCCACGTATCGCTTGATGCACCCACTTCCGGCTTGGTCAGCGCAAGGTAAGTTGTAGTTGTATCGGCCATCGTGTTTAACCGATCCTCCAGTTTGTCCCGTCACAAATTACTGGAACATGGGTTGTCCCGCCTGCTGCTACTATGGCCCCAATTCCCAGTGTAAAAGAAGTTGCGTTGCTGTTGTTTACGAAAGCGTGCATCCCTTCATTGCCTGAGTTGCAAGTTGATAATGATGCCACCGCAACCGGGGTTGTAATAATGTTGGCTACCGTAACAATTCCAGTACTGGAAATGGTAAGGCCAGCACTTCCCGCTCCGTACAAAAGCCTTAGTGCTCCACCAGCCGTCAGCGTACCGATATCAATTGTGTTAGGAATGCCGTTAGTGGTTCCCCGCATTCCCGCATATGCCAATTGAGTACCCGCTTCATAGAAATTAAAACTTGTAATTCCCGAGGATGCATTTGTGTCCGCGATAAATGAAGCATTTCCAGAGCTCGTAGTTTTTGCTGTGATTGTCGCAGCTCCACCAGCGACTATTGCACTAATACTTGATGCAAAATTCCCCAACGTCGGGATTGCCGCTGGCTGTTGAGAAAGCGCGGCACACACAACAATCAACCCGCAAAAAACCGCAATATGCCATTTACGCATTACTGTCTCCACCACGCGCTATACGTGCATCCTGCTCCGCTAGCAGAAATTAAAAAACCTTTCGATATGTAAGCGCCGCTTAAAATAGCCAGCGAAACAATTTGATTGGCCGCAATTGGAACCGCCGTCATTACGGCCACTGCGTTTCCATCCGTAATCGTAATGGTGCGGGCAGTTGCTCCGCAAGCCACCCAACCGCCGCCAAAAATTACGTTAGCCGTAGTGATAGCGGTTGCAGACGTTGGCACGGCCTGCGCTTCCTGAGTCGCGTAATAATTTGCGTTTACGTTTGGATACGTGATAGGCGTAGATGACTGCGCGAAAACAGACATTGCTACCAGGTACGCTGCTACAAGCTTCATGCTAAACCCCTCTTCTAACCGATAGTTTGAGAAATTGCGGTCATTGAAGACCCGCTGTAGTTTGCGCGTTCCTCTTCGAGGTTGACGCTTTCAAGTATTTGAAAATACTTGTTTTGCCACACTTGAATGCGGTCGTCGTCCTTAAGGTAAGGTGCGGCCTGCAATAGTGAGCCGTACAAATACAGGTCTGGGTGCTTTGTCAACAGCCAGTTCGTTCCTGTTGATAGCGCCGCGATCTTTGCATAGTATGACAGTTCCGCGGTGTAATTGCTATCCGGTGCCGGGGAAACAATGTAATTGCTTCCCGCAATTGAAAAGTATTGAGGTTGTCCAGTCCCGCCATTTCGATACATCCGTTCCGCGTTTATGTTTTTCATGTCGCGAAACAATACTTCTGTCGGCGGACTGGTGCTGGTTAAAAACAGATTGTCATGAAACGCAAAATCCGATGGCAGTGCGTTGTACTCTGCCGCAATTGTGATCGAAGCTTTAGTAAAGTTTCCTCGCGTGCGAATTATCCGGTTCAAATCGGCCTCGCACAACGAAATAAAGTCAGCAATAACTGCCGTTAGATCTGCGCGGTTAAGCCAATCACCAATAGATGTTTTCAACTCCGCGTATGTTGTTAACGCCATTATGCAACCGCCTTTGCTTCGTCAGCTTCCTTAATCGCCCACGTATGGCTATGTTTATACTCCCACGTTCCAACATGCCCAATCTCAAGCGATACGTCATGGTCTATGTAAATTGGAATATCGTATTTTTTCAGCAATCGACAGAAGAAAATGTCCTCGCCCATAAACCCGTTTTGGTCAATGACCCACGGGCAGGCAAACCACGGCGCCGGCGCCATGTCAAAAACGCGCATGTCAACCAACATGATTCCGGTTCCTACTGCGTCCACTTTTTCAAGCCCAACACTGTCGGCCATCGTGTAGACGTTTGACTTTACGCCCTTTTCGTCGTAATTTGCCGCAGTCGGGCCAGTTGGCATTCTACGTCTTGCACAATTTGCGGCAACCACCAACTCGCCAGCGGCCAGTAAACGTGCAATTACATCTTTGGGGAAACTCATATCGCTGTCTATAAACAGCAAGTGGGTAGCACCTTCGCGGCGGGCCAATACAACTAATTCAGTGCGTTGCGACGGCAACATCGTACCAGTTGATACCAACGGCACAACAATATCGTCAGTAGTGGCTACGTGAGTAGCAACGGCATTCGTCAGGTCAAACGCAAATACGGTATGAACCATGTCACGAGCTGGAACGCCAATGGCAACTTTATTCATATTTTGCCGGGTCGAACGCGGAAAAACCTGTTGTTGGGATCATTTAGCCATGCTTTCATCTTCGGCTTGTCGTTCACGATTCCGCGTTGAATTAAATCGTAGTACACGGTCAACGGAATTGAAGCTACCAAGTGCATGTCGCCTTTCCAGTTCGCCCGCTCGTCGACATCGTTAAACGCCGACTTGTTACCCATTATCAGATCAGACACTTCCTGACGGGTTTCAATGGTTGCCGTATCGCTCATCTCGTCGTAATGAAAAAGATGGCTTATGCCAGAATCCAAATCTTCGCTAATAATTCGTTCCATAAGGCTTTTTGAGGTAATGCGGGAGTGGTTTTACCCACCCCCGCTACTGCGTGCTTTAGCTGGTTACAAGATCAGCAGCAAGGCCGTGGGCACCTTCGTTCATAACCTTCAAACCATACTCAACCAAAAGCAGGCGCTTTTCAGCGTCGCCGGTTTTGGCAAGCTCAATTTGCTGGAATGGGCGAAGATAAGATACTGCTGCAAAGTTCGGGTCCAAAACAAACGCATCGCGTTCGCGCTGGAACCGATTCGGGACAATACTCAGTTCACCAAAGTCGCCGACGTAAATATCGGCAGCGCCGATGATCTGTGCCTGCTTGCCTGCGGGAACATCGCGGAACCGTGTTGCAATGCCCGCAAACCCGGAAACGCGCTGTTTGTTGACCGGGCCAACCATTACAACGGTCGGATCACCGCCCGAGGTATAGACTTTCTGAAGCACGTCTTTCAGGATGGTTTCCGTGAAAGTGCGAACAGTTCCGTCAGTGCGGGGAAGATTCGGCACGCCGGATGTATACGTCGGGTTGACGCCAGCCGTAGTATCGAAGTTAATGTTGGATTTGAGAAACGCCAACAGTGAAGCTGTAACCGGCGCCGTGGTGCTGTTTCCGGTAACGCCTGCCTGATTGCTGCCAATCAAGACATATTCCATATCGCGTTTCAATTCCTTTGCACGCAATGCCAACTGGTAAGCCAGTTCGCGTTTGCGGCCCGCTTTATCAACCGCATCCTGAGTGCCTGAAACGACGACGGTTTTCCGACTGATTTGCGTTCTGTTGGCAATTCGGGACGTAGCCGCAACTGCGGTGAACGTTGTTACATCATCGCCCTGCAACTGCGCGTTAGCCGCAGCAGCGGCCAGCGTATCGGTCTGCCATTCAAACAAAGTTGCATTTGCCTTTGCCGTGCCAATGTTCGACATGAACGGCGTATCAGTGGGCGCAATGTTGTAAATCATGTCTGACAAATCTTCACGGTTACCGACCGCGCTGTATGTCAGAAATGTGTTAGTTACAATAGCCATAAACGTTTTCCTTTAGATGAAATGTTCAAATGCGGAAGCGGCGTCATAAACGCTGCCCGTGCGTGCAAGCTGCTGTCTGGCTTTGGCGGCATTTGACGTAGAAGACGGGCGTGGGTTACTACCTGGAACAGAGGCCTTAGGCTGCGGAGATCCCGGTACAGGTTTCAGTAATGCCGCTTTCGCTGTCGCATCTCTGAACCGCATCGCATCCCGCAACAAAAGAATTGCCCGCGAATCCATTACGGATGAAATTTCCTCGGCTGTATAGCCGCGCTCTTGAGCAAATGCCAAAAGTTTTGTTTTCTCCGCAGTGGCCTTTGCCGGATCGGACCAACTTGGAATGGCTTTGGTAAGCTTTTCGCTTTCCTCATCCAAAACAGCCAGTACCGCCCGTTCCTGTTCCTGTGCATTGATCTGGTTGACTCGTTCGTTTTCGGCGTTAATTTGCGCCATAGCGTTCGAGCGATCTTGCTGCATAACCTTTTGCCGTGTCCATTCTGCCGGGTCCGTGTTTGCCAAGGTTACCCAGTCAATCTGCGGTTCAGTGGCCCGAATCTGGTTTCCCAGTTGTCCAAGCAACGCTGAATAATGCGCCCGCTCATCCCGTATCTGCAACAACTCCGACTCCGCAACTTTGCGTTGCTCGGCCAGCGCCATCGTTTTCCGGGTGTAATCGGCAGTTCGCTGGTAGCCGTTAACGAGTTCAGCGAGTGGAACCTTAACTTCCGTGCCGTCTACTTTGACGGTGTAAAGTTCCGGTTCTTCGCTTTTATCGTCGGCTTTGGCGTCTTCCGATTTGTCGGCATCTGCCGAGTCTTGCTCCTCGGCGTCGTCCAACGCGACAACATCATCATCTTCGGCTTTCTCGGTTTCCGTTACCGGATCAAGAAGTCCCTCAAACGCAGATGTTGCCTCTTCCATGCTTGCAAATCCGCTGCTGCTAGGCGTGGCGGCTTGTGTACTCATAAATTTGCGCTCTCAGCGCGTTTCCGGGCAAAATCACCGGACACTACCTGCTTGGCAAATTCAAGTTTTAACTCGGCCAGCGCGGTAAGTTTTTGATGCTGCAATTCGCGGGTTGCAACGTCTTCGCTGTTCATCCAGGTTTCAACGTACAATTTCCGCAATGACTCAAAAGCCTCAATAAAGATATCGTCTTCCAGCAGCCGTCGGCAATTTTCACCGCGACGCATTAACTGTTCGTTATCCATTCATCCCCGCGTCTTGTCTGTTGTCGTTTGGTATGCCCTGCGCCGCGTCCTGTGCCGCATCCTGCGCGGGGCTTTGCTGCGCGTCCTGTGCCGCATCTTGATGCGCCTGTTGGTCCTGCTGGTCCTGCTGTTGAGCCGCCATTGCCATTTGATGATGCTGGCTGCTGATCTGTTCGTGTACGTCAACCATCAGTTGCGTTTCGTGGCGGTCGATGTCAGCTTGAACCTTTGCTGTGTTCTGCGAATACTTTGACGCAATTTCGGCAAGCTTGACACGCTCTTCTGTGTCG